ATGAAACGAACAAAAACAAATTACAAACAGATGAAATTGATTTTCTTACTATCAATAGTTTCTATTTTTTCAATATCCGTTTCAGCACAAACGGCACCTACCAAAAATAGGATGGCAGAGTTCAACGCTTCCTATGATTCCGTTAGCAAGCTGATACCTCGCAATTATGGAAGATCATTAGATTACGCTGTAATGCTTTATAAGGACAATCAATGCGAAAAAGCCGACATGATATTGAAAGTTGTAACATCAAATCAGGTTACGGATTTCGAATCAGGCGATTACGGACTATGGGCTTGGGGAAAGGCAAAGGACCTTACGATTGGCGATAAAAACGTCCCGTTATTTCATGCCCATGCCATGTTGGTCGACTTATGGGATTTGCAGGGAAAAATGTCGTTCGACACAAGAGCTGCGTATCTCCTTTCGTGCAAAAGGCTTGTACAGGCTGCAGAAAGGCGCTGGGACGAAGAGATATTTGAACTTGGTCGCGAATGCGTAGCTTACAGCAATGTTTTTACAATGTATGTAGAGGTGCTTACCGTTGCTTCAGAACGTTTTAATGATGCCCGTCTTAAACGGATGGCCAACACTCAATGGATACGTTTGTATAACCATTTTAAGTTTTACGGCATTGATGAGTTTCTATCCTCATCTTATGATGATGTTATTTTCAAGGCTCTTTTCGATATTCATAACTTTGCTTTGGACGAACGCATGAAACGCGAATCAAAGGAAATGATGGATTACGTTTATTTACAAGAGTCTGCGGTTAACCATCCTTTACTCAAATTACCCGTTGTAGGAATGGGAAGGGACTACAGAGCATTCCAGAAAACAGGAGACGTTCGGGTAGCTTTTCTTAAAGAGTCTATGCCAGGATATGTACCACCGAAACAGGCCGAAATGATTAATTCCAATAGAACTTATCCGTTTGAAGTTGTTGGCAAAGCAGGTATCTGGCCCTTTGTTTTCAAGTCGTACCAGCTTAAAAACGCAGCAATGGGCAGTATGAGCGGCGGCAGTTACTTTTGGCAACAGATCCATTGCATAGCATCTGTGGGGAAAAACGAAAATGAAAGGGCCACTTTGTTTTTGCCGGGTACCTATACACCAAACAACGGATATACCAACCAAATTGCAGGTTCAACGCTTTGCGTTTATAACCGCCTTCCTACCATGTGGCACATTACTCAATGGAGAAATGACCTAAGTCAGGTAAAAGAAACAATGTGCTTGTTTGGTGTTGGCATTTCAAATAACTGGAAGGAAAAGAAAATTACTGATGAAGAAATTGTACTGGAAGCTTATGGGTATGAATTACATATCTTTCCCTTTCAACTCAATTTAAATAAGATTGAACCATTCCGCCTGCAATTAAAACAACGAACAACTACAAGTTCACGATATCATTCACGGCCTGCATTATTCCAGGAATATGAGTTTCCCAATGGACCGGAATGGTTTGGCGTTTACATTGTTATGGCTGAAAGTGGCAAAAAAGTTATAAGCCCAAAATTTTCATATTCGAAAAAGGACAATAATATAATTTTTTTGAGTGGTTTGGGGCATGAAGTTAAATTAGGATATACCGAACAGGGCATCTATAAACAAATTTATCCATTTAACATAGACCTTTTACCTAAGTTAAGGATCGAAAGTTCCAATTCTAAAGCACAATAAGAGCGAGAATAAGATAACACGTTCAAGATTTTTTTTGTCTTTTTTTATCCATAGCCTTTGAAGTTCATTTGCATTGCAAATAATCTCAAAGGCTTTTTTTATGCAATATTCTCAACGCCCTGCAGAGTGGCAACTCTACCTTCATAATTCTATACCCGATATTATTTGCATCAAAGATGTTGCAACTGAAGGACTTTCATTTGCATTGAAAGTGAGAGGGGTATTGGTGTTGGAAGAACATTACACATGGGACACGAATGGAATAATCCGTGTTAGAAACCTTGGCGAAATCATAGAGAAATTCCTCGACAGCACGGCAACAGTGGGCAGAGCCGATGTGGTAAGTTACCTTTGGAACGGAACACCTATTATTGAATTCAAATTCACGGAAGTAGCCACTGTGTATGTAGGCAATTTCATTACTTGTAAATGTGACGTGGATTTGGGTAATTTGAATGATTCAAGTTGGGCAGCTCGTAATTTCCTTACCCGATGTCTTGGAATAAAGAAAACGGCTCTGGATCGTAAAGAAACAGTATCGTATCTACAGAAAGACACAGATAATTATCTTTATCTGGTGGCTAAGATTACCTACATCACTAATGGAATAATCACAGAACAGCAAGGCAATTTGACCCTGTTTGGACGCGCGCCTAACACAACTCACAGCCATCTAATAGCTACTCTCAATACTTCCTTGATATATGTCCTCAAACAATTAGGACTACCCAACACCACAGAAGTTTTGAACTATCAAGTGTGGGTGTCGGCTACCAGCAATGGCGACTCCGGAACTTTATGCAATGCCTATACTTATTTGGTGGATACAACGCCTTACCGGGATACAGCTAATTTTCTTTTCCTCAATGCCTTTGGAACGCTGGAAACGTTTACGGCCACCGGACTGAAAACCACCGAAAAAACTGCTGAATATAATTTGGGCAATATCGACAACCACTACAGAAAGCTAACACAAGATTTTAAGAGCGAACAAACCTGTAATAGCGGGTTTTTAATAGAGAACGAAATGGAATGGGCTGATGACTTTGTAAGGAGCTATTCCGTGGCATTAGTGAGTAGCAATAGCAATGCTCAAATTACACTTACAAAAGTGAGCAAAACAGATACGGAAGCCAATGTTTTACAGTCGTTTACATTCAGCTATCAGGTAGCCAAAAATAAAAATTTCATGTTTATAAGTAAACATGTTGGCATTTTTGATGCAGTATTTGACAAAACTTTTCAATAATGATACACATCAACGCAGTCCGCAAAATATTGCAGAATAACAAAACACCCTTTTCCTGTAAAGTGTGGAAAAAGAATGGTGAGATATTGGTATACAATGACGTGGTATGTAGTTCAAGCAATTTTGCCCGAAATACTGCAAACCTGCTTTTTACCGAAAGCCGACAAATGCGAAGAATACGCATAGTTTGCCTGTTTGAAATCAATGACGAAGAAATTTATATCTAACTATGAGCAGAGAAATCAATGTTTTTGAAATTCCGATAGGAAAGGCAAGTCGTGTAGCGATTGACAAAATGAATGAAGGAACACAAATTTTCGATACCGATAATTTAGTTCCTATGGCATTGCCTACGCCCGGAGCATTGCGCGGATACGTGCCGTGGGGTGACGACAACCTGAGACCCAACGAGATACTTCGTCTTATGCGGAACGATGAAGTAATGTCGAGCAATATGTTTTTCAATATCCAGTCTGCCTATTCCAATGGACTCACCATGCTAAAGTCAGACAAATCGCCGATTACTGAAACCGAAATACTTGACTTTTTCAAGTACAACCGTTCCAGTAAATATCTGTTTGAACAGCACACAGATATGAAACACTTTTACTTCAGCATTTCAGTACTGATATTAAGTGGCGATGGCAGTAAAATTGTAAAGCTGAGACACAAAGATGCATTGTATTGTCGTTTTGAGACTTGCAACCCGCTCAATGGAAAAATTGAACACATCATATTTGCGAATTGGGAAACCGGAGCACCAACACCCGACAAACGGGAAGAAATAGAACTGTTGGACATATCCGATCCATTGGGCGACCTAATGGTACGGATGGGCAAATTACCAAATGACGATGGCAAAACGCAATCGGCAACGACAACCCGAAAGTTTGCCATGATGAATGTCATTCCAATTCCGGGCAATAAATATTACCCATTTCCGTACTATTGGTCCATTTTCAATAGTGGTTGGTATGATATCAAACAACTTATTCCGGCAGGTAAAAAAGCAAAATTCACTAACGGATTAGTTGTAAAATACCAAGTGGAAATAAACGACAAGTATTGGGGAATGCTTTTCGAGAGTGAGAAAATAACGGACGAAGCAAAACAGAAAGCAAGGATTACACTCGAAAAAGAGAATATAAAATCCTTTCTCACCGGAATGGTAAATGCCGGAAAAGTTTGGTTTTCTGGCTTTTATATCGACCCATTAGGCAAAGAACAATCATTTGTCCGTATTACAATCGTAAACAAAGACAAAGAAGGTGGAGACTGGATTCAAGACATGGAAGAAGCCAGCTCAACGGCTTGTTATTCAATGGGCGTACATCCTTCGTCTATTGGCGCAACACCCGGGAAAAGTAGCAGCAATATGAGTGGAAGCAATGTCCGGGAGATTTTTACCATGAAACAGGCATTGGAAAAGGGCAGTAAAGACATCGTGTTGGAACCCTATTTTGTAATCAAAAACTACAACAATTGGGATGTCGAATTTGATATTCCGTTTATGCAACTCACTACCTTAGACAAAAATACCAGTGCTCAAATAAGAACGACAGAAGCCCCAAACCCCTAAAGGAGCTTCCAGACATATTTTCTACGAAAAAAAAGCAATAAATCAATACTAACTTAAGTTCCCCTTTAGGGGTTAGGGGCTTCATTATGATAATCAACAATTTAACCGATTTTCTTTTGTCCATTCCTACTGCACAAGGTACTGAATGGGCAGCCATCGAACCATTTGTAAAAGCAGCAGATAGGCATACAAAATCCACCTTGACAGGAGTTGATTTGTACAATTATATTGAAGGAATTACCTCCGATACCAATTCATTGCAAGATGAACTTCGCAATATCATTGCCTACAAAGCCTACAAAAGTGCAATACCATTTGTTGATTTGATTCAAACTCAAAACGGTTTTGGAGTGGTGAGCAATGCCAACATTGCACCCGCCAGCAAAGAGCGTGTGGAAAGATTAATGGCACAATGCGACCAACAACTTGACACGGCAACCGATATGCTGATTTTGCAAATTTCAGCAGTTCCGGCAGCACTGTCCGAATGGACAAAATTTGGAGGGTTTGAGGAATTGACAAATTGCATTTTCCAAACCGGAATAGATTTCTGCAAGTATGCAAAGTCCGAAACCTTGAAACGAGAAGCGTTTTTGGCAGCCAAAAATGACCTTGTTTCATTTCAAGATACTGAAATTGCAGAAGTAATAAGTCAAGCTTTTATGGATGAACTTATCAGCCAAATCCATTCCAATACATTGTCTTTGCCAAATACTAAAATTATACGGAAACTTAAACCGATTTTAGGACTTTTGGCTCAACATAAAGAAGAGGAAGCAAAGGAACTATTGGGGCAAATGGCTAATTTACTGGATAACAACCTTTCAATTTATGCTACTTATGCCAAAAGTTCTGAATACGCAATTAAAATTGCACCGAAATACCAGAATAAACAAACAGATAGCACTTTCTTTTTTGGAATGTAAGACCCCTAACCCCTAAAGGGGAACATGAAACAACAGCTAATTAATGAACGAAATAAATCTAATAATACCGAAAGGGTATTCCGAAATGAGCAAAGAGCAGACCAACTATGTCTGTTTATTGCTCAGCAGGAATGAATCGGAAGACTCAATCTGGACAAAATGTTTTATTCGATTTGCAGGTATCAAACCACTGACGGCAGACGAAAATAGCTATTACTTTGTACATAGGGGCACAAAAAAATTATTTTCGCTTGCCTACGAAGAAGTAAATTACTTTAGCCAAATGCTGAAATTTACAACCAGGGATTATACAGGGATAAAACCAATACCCACTATAAAAGGCTGTAAGTCATGCGACCAGCTTTTAAGGGATATAGATTTTGGAACGTATTTAGAAATTGAAAATTTCTATCAGGCTTATCTATTTACCAAAGATGAAAAATACATAAGCCGATTAATGGCAGTACTTTACACAAGAAAAGGAAAAAGAAAGTCGAATTTCAATACATGCACGCCCACTGAAAAGCTATGGACAATAATGTGGATAGTGGGTATTAAAAGCTATTTTTCCCGAAAATTCAGCTACCTTTTTGAGAGAACTGCACCAACGGAAGAGGATGAGGCACCAACCGCACCCGATATGTATTCCATTATTCAAAACCAGGTACGCGCCCTTACAGATGGCGACATAACCAAAAGGGAAAAGGTTTTGAAATCAAATACATGGGATGCATTGGATGAATTAAACCAAAAGGTAAAAGAAAGTAATCAACTATTAGCCAACAGCAACTAAAATGTGGAACGCAGTAAATTATTTTGAAACTCTCAACGGAAAACTAAAGACTACAAAGGATGCCTATCATTTTTGCCGTGTATCAGGAATAAATGGATTGGAAGATGTGTTGGCTAATTACATGGTAAAAACCGCTTTTTTGGCTGTTGACGATAGTGATGATGGAATGACGATTCGCCTTGGCGGTGGCTATTTCAACCGCAGAAGCATAGTGATTTATGTGCTCAAAAAATACAAGATTACCGATATGTCAGAAAGAGAAACGGTACTTTCAGAAACAAGAGCAATCCGGAATAGCTTAATCAGCAAGTTATTGGTTGATGCAAACAGAAATGCAGAGGGATTGAATTACCTGAACAAAGAACGCATTCCGTACCACGAAGTACCTGGCTATTTTGCTGCCGGAACAACCGGAATTTATTTTATCATTACCATTGACGAACCAGTAAATTTAGCTTACAATGCCAACGAATGGACAGCCTGATAAACGAAAGTATTACGATGCGTGGGCAAAAATGATGATCACTATCTGGGAAGATAAAATCATTAAACTCAATGTCCGGGACACTGGCGCATTGCTTTCTTCTTTTGCTACGCACGTTGAAGCAGCTGCCAATGGTGAGGTGGCAAAAATTGTA